ATATAAGCCGAATAAGAGTATAGGCTACAGTTTACGTAAGAGGCACAAGGAAGAGATCGACAAGCGGATGCAGGAGCGTATCAGGTTAAGTGGCCCAAAGGCTCTTACGGTTGTAGAGAACTTGATGGATCATGCAATGAGTGAGACTGTTAGGTTGGGAGCAGCAAAAGATATGCTTGACCGAGCAGGATATAAGGCATATGATGAGAATGCAATAGGTAAGAACATCACAGAGATGAATGAGCAACTTGTAAGTCTTGTTGGCAAGGATGGTGCAAAGCTATTAATCCATTCGTTGAGGACAAGAAAAGAAATAACTGGACCCCAATTAACAGAGGCAATATGAATGAAAGACGTAAAAAGTATGTAGAGTGGATGAAGGAAGGCCCAAAAACAAAACAAGAGATGGCAGCTTATCAGCAAGGTGCTGGTAGAGTAACAAGCAACTATAACCAGGATTCGCCTAAGCCAAAGCAACCCCCTCGACAGGAGGCCATTCAACAAAGCGGTAACAGTAGTGGTTACAGTAATCTTATGACGATGCCCCCGATAACGAATCTGTCTATTGTCAATGGTGAAGAGCATACGATAGGTATGAAAGAAAGGAATACGAATCGGAGAGGCTGGAGGCGTTATGAGAAGTGGTAGTAAAGAGCCAGGTCCAGAGAGGCAAGATGCCACAGGGTAAAGGAACATACGGAAGTCAGGTAGGTCGTCCGTCAAAGAAAGAATCATATGCACAGAATCCTTATGGCCCATCTAACTCATATGCAGGTAAAGGTACTCTCCTTACTGGATATAATGGGGGAGATAAACAAGAGGAGAGCGTGTTAACCTCCGAAAAACCCCAAAAAAAGCCGAATACTGTCTCTAAGAAAAAAACTGCACCTCAAAAGATTATTCAGTATGTCTGAAGACGTAACAATTGCGCTAAATGCAGATGGATTGTACGATTTAGTCCCAACTACAGGATTTCACTCTCTTGATACGAGCCAGAAGGTTGATTCGCTGATGGAATTTGAAATGCTTGAAGATGCAGAACGGTTTCAGGAGCTTTGGACTAATACTACTACTCAGGAAGGCGTAGATTTCTTAATTCGTCTTCATGCTTCAGAAGCACCTTACAATTATCGACTTGAAGGCCCACTATTAGCGAAGTTTATAAAAACTTATGGCTAAAGTAAAATTTGTTGAGTTAGAAGGCAACCCGACGTTTACGGATCGGAACATAGTTGCCAATGTCGAGAAACAGTTCCTTAAAACTGCCAGGAAGTATCCAGGTGTTACTTGGGTTGTCAGGGAGCAAGGTTTTGGTAAGCAAGGCCAGAATCAATGGTCGCAAGCTCGTGAGGATGTTTATGTTTTAGGCGCAACAAAGACTAAAAAGGATTATTGGAAAAGGAAGGCATTAGGTAATAAAAAAGGTGGACTACCGAAATATGATCCTCAAAAGGCTGTCCCTAGAACAACTGCTGCAGCCACCTTCTACCATGCAGCACATAGAGAAAACCAAAATTTACAAAGAGAATTATCTCTCAGCAATCTTAGTGATTCCGAAAGAAATACAGAATACCACAAACGGAAAATCAATGTTCAGGTTGAACGAGTCCGTAGTTCAGATATAAAGTATTTTCAAAAACAAGGGGAAGGTAAAAAGGCATTTGCACTTGCTGCCAAAGAACGTGATAAAAGGATAAAGAAGATTACAGGAGCAGGAGTCCGTATTACACAAAGTGGTAAATTTGAAGGAAAGAATGAAAAGCATGCTAGACTCATGTTTGAGGGGATACAAGAAGGGAGAAAAGCAGTAAAGCTCTCTTACCTTGAAAGAGTAGCAAGATACGGAGTAGCTGAAGATGGTCAACCCAAATTAGTTCCAAATAATATACAGATAACGGATGAATTCATTGATGAGGTTAATGCTAGAAGTTTTGGTACTGTAAAAGAAGAACGTGCATTTAAATCTGGTGCATTAGAATTCTTAAAGAATAAAGAACTTCATCAACAAATCAATACACCTGATGTCAATACATTCACTCCTCAGCGCCTAGAAGACACACGCTCATGGCATCCTGGCTCGACTATTCTTCCTTTCCAATCAGAAATTCCAGAATATATACCAGGCGAAGGAATAGAAACTAAGTTTGTAGGTTCAAGTATTATTACTGCTTTACCTAAAGGTGGACCAGAAACATCGGATACAGTTACATTAGCCGATCCGTCTGCCGATCAAGATTATGGATTATTTATAGATGATGAGATATTTGATGCTAGATCATCATTTGTCAATATGCTGCCAGATGAAACTGTACCAGGACAGGAGTTTAACTATAATATAGAAGAAGGCCCTGTTCCAGTACAAATCACATCTTATGCAGAAGAACTTCAAGCTAGTGAAGAACCAACAATACGTCAAACTGTAGTAGATCGGACTAAAGGAGAAGTTACATTAACACATGATGATCCGAATTCTGGTAAATGGTCAGATAAGGCACATGCAAGAATAGGAGAACAGCTAATAGAAACTCCTACTGGGATAAAGTCCACATATAGAGTGCCAAATAGAATATATTACTCGCAACACGTAGATACTGGACTGACGGCAGCAGACCTTAAATTAAAAGCAACCGATCCTGTACAATATGCTAAAGTTCGTGCAGGAGCAAAGCCACCAGACATTAGTACAATGATTACTGCAAGTTTGGCAAGAGTAATCGATATGGGCGTTCCTGTTACTGGCTCTAAAGGAACTGATGAAGTAAAATCTTTTCTCAAAGGAGATGCATTTACAGAAGAAGGTGATGTAGCAGATGCTGGTAATGTTGCACCAACTAATAAAAAAGGCGCACCTGGATTACTAGAATCCTTTAGAGAAAGTACTGATTTTATTACAATTGAAGAGGCAGACAGAAGGGGATTCACAGGTAAAAATCCTGGTATAACATCCGCAAATCCTGCACAGTTTGAAGGTCAAACCTCCCTTTCAACATCAAAACCAAAATATGAGGTAGGAACAGACATGCCTGGAGGCGAAATAGGCTACACTCTAACAGCAGAAGAAATAACACGAAGAGATGCCATTGATAGAAGAAATGCTGCTGCTTTGGGTGTTGGAGTTAAACCAATCGTGACAAAGAAAATGGACAAAGGAGGGACGGCATTTACGAAGATTTATACAGAACCAAAGTTGCCTATATCAGAAAGAGAGGCAAAGGGTTTTTGGAAGAAACACGTAACAACAATGACAGCAGAATATGAAGCTAGAAAAGCAATTCCTGGTAAGAATGAAGCCTTTATACAAGGTCTTAGAGATAAGAATAAAGTAACACCTAAAGTTGCAACTTCGACTACACCAACCAAATCATTAATTAATGATGAACCTACAATAAGAGGACCAGAATTTTATGATGATCCTGATACCTGGAAAGATATTGGGCCAGCTAAAGCTGCACCTAAACCAGCCGTAGTACCAACACCTAAACCAGCAGTAACTTCTGGCAAACCATTACAACTTACTGAATATGATTTATCAAAAACTGTAAGGGATGGCATGGGTGGTCGACCTTCAGCCACTCCAGATAATCCTAAATTCCCTGCTCGTCCCTGGTACGGAGGTAAATCACATGCTGAAATGGGCCTTCCTGTAGATAAAGATGGGCATCTGATAAAGATTAAAAGACCTGAGACTGCGAAACCTCAAGCCGATATTGAACTTAAAAAGTCTGCTATACTCAGTAAAGAATCTGGGAAACCTACATTTACTACAAAAGGTAAGAAAGTTAAAACTGCTATTAAAAAAGGTGGTACATTATTAAAAGGACCAGGATCAACGACATTGAATGCTTTAAGTGCTTTCACTCTTTTATCTCCAGTTATAGGGGCTTTTGGTGCTGTTGTACAAGAACAGAAAAGAGATGAGGAAGCACAAGCAGCGTATCCGCTACATCCTCCAAAGCAAAAATCCTTATGGTCTAGATTTGCAAATATGAAGGGTAGTAATTATAGTCAAGCATTGATGCATAGGTTGATACCTGAAGAAATTTATGGAAAAGAAGGATATTCTTCATTAAAGAAAGTAAAGGAATTTAGAAGAAAAGGTGGAAGAACCATGAGAGATCCAATATGAAACAAGATGAAATGATTTCCTATATACGGAATCGTAGGAAAAATAATAAAAAGAGTAGAACTCCAAAAAAACAAAGTAGTCTTATCAGTAGTAGTAACATTGTTGGGACTAATGCCAAAACAACTACTCCTACATTTGAAACATCTACATTAGTAAAAGGTAAATCCAGTCTATCTACTAATTTTGTATATGATAGAACAAAATTTAATCAAGTTGGCACACCAAGAGCAGAAGACACAGCAGCAAAATGGACTAAAAAGAAAAAGAATCAATTACAATTACAGAAACCTGCTCCTGTAATGATGCCTGGATATGATGCTGTAACTGGAATGAGAGGTGAGCGATTATCTACAGAGAAGAGACATGGAGTAGATCCTACAACAAATAAGTCTTTAAAAGGGGTACGGACAGAAGGCGATCATATTGCTTCACTTTTTACAGTTCAACAGATGGTTACTCCTCCATCAAATTTATCTACAGATTTTGTAAAGAACAAATGGAAGGTTAGAGAAGGAGGTACTGAATCCTTATCACCAACTCAGATGAAAGGATTATATCTTACTGACCATATACAAATTACATCAAAGAAAGCTAATCGTGCAAAAGGAGCAAAAAGAATTGATGATTATAAAAAACAAGGAGGTTGGGGTGGACAAGGATTAGTAACTAGGGATATTGCTGTTAAACAGGCACAAGGCTACCATGATTCTCTCTTAGAAGTAGCAAAGAATTTTGGCAAACGTGGTGGATTTAGTAGAGAAGACTCACAAGCATATAGTGAAATAACTGGTAAACAAGCCGATCCGCTTTTAGATGGAAGTAATCCAGAATTTAGTCCTCCTTCTACTAAGCGTAACATTACAGGTTTTGATAAAAAAGTAAATAAAAAACCAGTACATAGAACAGTTAAACAACCAGAAATTTCCAAACAAACAAAAAGTCAAAGAGACGATATTCGGGCCAATAATAAAATGAATAGATACAAAGTACATATAAATTCTATAGGTGGTTTATGGTCAACTGTTGTAAAATCAATGATGAAAAGTCTTAAAAAACATGTAGTGGAATGAGTAGTGCAGAACGAGCTATAGAAATTGCAGAAGCAATTGTTGAGGCAGAAGAGACTAATAAACTATTAGTTTATAAGCCTTATGAATACCAGGAAAGATTTCATAATGCAAAAGATAGCTCTGGGAAATTAGCGAGACAACGTTTACTTATGGCTGCTAATAAGACAGGTAAGACCTACTGTGGTGCAGTAGAACTCGCAATTCATCTAACAGGTCTTTATCCTGATTGGTGGACAGGAGCAAGATTCAAAAGACCAGTTGTAGCATGGGCTGCAGGTAATACTACTGGTAATACTAGAGATATAGTACAAGCAGAGTTAATTGGAGAACCTGGCGATCCAGAAGAGTACGGTAAGGGTGCAATACCAAGAGAATTGATTGTTGGCACACCTTTACGATTACCTGGAATTCCAAATGCAGTACAAAGTCTTGTAGTTAAACATGTGTCTGGAAAGAACTCTAAGCTGATGTTTAAGTCATATGAGCAGGGTAAACAACAATGGATGGGTAAAGCAGTTGATGTTGTGTGGTTAGATGAGGAACCTCCACAAGATATATACTCACAGGCACTTCGTGCATCCCTGAAATCTGGTGGACTAGTATATATGACCTTTACTCCAGAAACAGGTATGACTCCAGTTGTTACACAGTTTATGACTAAGCTAGGAAGCTCCCAAGCACTCTTTGCTGCAACATGGGACGATGCACCACACTTGAATGATGAGATTAAAGAAGAGATACTAAGAGCATTACCTCCACATGAAAGAGAAATGCGATCCAAAGGTATTCCAGTATTTGGTTCAGGTATGGTATTCCCTAATGTGACTGAACAGATAGAATGCGAACCCTTTGCGATTCCTGAATACTGGCCTCGTATCTGTGGTATAGATTTTGGGTGGGATCACCCTACTGCTGCGGTTTGGCTTGCATGGGATCGAGATACAGATACAGTATATGTATATGACTGTTACAGACAGTCTGCACAAACGCCTGTTGTCCATTCTGCTGCTATACGTGAAAGAGGGAAATGGATTCCTGTCGTATGGCCTCATGATGGTAGTCAGCATGATAAAGGTTCAGGTCAATCTCTTGCTGACATTTATCGTAAACAAGGACTGAATATGATGCATCAGCATTTTAAAAATCCGAAAGGAGACATTGCTATTGAACCTGGCATAATGGAAATGCTACAGAGAATGGAAACAGGCCGTTTTAGAGTTTTTACTTACTTAAGAGATTGGTATGAAGAAGTAAGAATGTATCACCGCAAAGATGGTAAAATCGTAGCAAATATGGATGACTTGATGAGTGCAACCAGATATGCAGTTCAATCATTACAGTTTGCAACATTAGATAGAGCTAGTAAAAAGAGAAAAAGAAAAGCAATTGGATCAGGACCAGGTGAATGGGATTATTTCCCAGTTGATAATCGTATACATGCATAAGGAGGAATATGAAATTTAGTCTTGGAGGATCTTCAGGAAATTGGTGGAGCAAATTTGCAAAGAATTTCCAGCTGGGGGATAAAAAAATGTTTGGTGGAGGACTAGGCACATTTACTGAAAGTTTAGGTCAAAGTAGAGACTATCTTGCAACACAAGGTGGTGGTACGATAGGTGAACAGTTATTACATAGAGATGGCGGTACAAAGTTTAATACAGGATTAAAGAATATGGCTAATACAGGCCAGCATTGGTCAGAACAATTAAATCCGTTATGGGAAGGTGGTTTAACACAACCTGGAGGTTCTACAAAAGACTTATTAAATTGGGGTGAAGATGTTGCAATGAAAGGCTCACATCATCTATCTGGCTCCCATATTCCAGGTTATGGTTCTAGTGGAGAAAGTAGTGGTGGTAGTAGTGGTGGAGCAGTAGTTGCTTCAGAGTCAGAAGATCCAAGTTTACTTAATCAGGGCAACTGGCAAGCAGCAAGTACAATAGATACGTTTATGAGGAGGGAGAATATGATGAATCGTGGAGGTCTTGAAACTGATTTAACTACAACTCAACGTGGTAGACAAAGTACTGCAAATTTATCATAAGGAGACAATATGAAAATATACACAGAAATAGTTTACACATGGGATGATAATAAGGGGGAGTTAGTTGAAGAATCCTCTAAATCATTTGACTATCAAGGTGAAGTAACATTATGTGATACGAAACGTTACTGGCATAATCATGCATTAGCAGATGCACTAGGTATAGGTAGCGGAAGTGGAGGTAGTGCTGCAAGTGCTGCTGCTAATATGGTCAACAATTGGGTAGTACCAGAATTCATTATACCAGATATCCCAACTGCTGCTGATATTCAAGATGCTGTACAAGATGTTACTGGAGATGATCCAGTTGGAGACATCAAAGATCAGGCAGATGCTGCAGAAACCTCTATTAATGAAACTGTGGCTACTACAATGGATACTGGTCAATCTAATCTGGAAGGAATACTAGAAGATAATAATGATACACTTGCGGATGCAGGAGATAAAATTGATGCAAATATTGCAGGTATAAATGACGATATTGAAACAGGTATTGATGAGAATACTGATACTCTCAACCAGATGGAAGATACATTCAATAGTAATGTAGCAGATGTTAACGTTGCTCTTGATAATGCTCAAAGCATGATTAATGATACAACCAATATAATAAATCAGGGTCTTGATGCATCTATAAATATAAACAATCCAGATTCTTTAATTACTAATCCACAAGGTTGGTATGATAACAATATTGAGGGGTTGCGACAGGGGCATGGGAAAGATTGGTACGATTTAGCACAAGGGCATCATGATGAATTTATTGAACAAGGTGCAGAAAATATAGGTAATCTATTTAATGATTATGGCGAAATACTTGGTGGAGTGTTCGGAGGAATGTTTAACGATACAGTAGATTCATTAGGTCAGGCATTTGCACAACCTGGTGTAAAATCGAGAAGAGATACTAGCAATGCTGGCGATCCGTTTGGCAACCCAAGTGAGACACGTCGTTTAATTAGTGAAAAAAGAACATTTAATACGGCTCAATCTTTAATTAATGCATAGGTAAACTGATGGCACATGGAGAAAAAGATCCTTTAGGTATAAGGATTGATAAGCATTTTGAGCATCTAAAAGGCAAACGTAGCACGTGGGAACGTCATTGGCAGGAACTTGCCGAATATGTATTACCACATCGTTCTGATTTTACTTCAAAACGTTCACTTGGTGAAGAACGACTTGAGATGGCATTTGAAGGCACAGCAATGAGAGCATTAAAAAGATTTGCCTCTCAAATACATAATGTATTCACACCTATGGGTGCAGAATGGTTTAAACTTACTACAGGTATTCCTGGAGTTGATAAACAAAGAGATGTCCAACTATGGTTAGAGGAGGCCTCAAAAATTGTCAAACATCACATATCACGCCCATCGTCTAATTTCCACTCTGCAATCTATCAGTATTACCTTGAAGCAGGTGCTTTTGGAACTGGGATTGTCTTTGTTGAAGATATTCCTGGTATCGGGCCTCGTTTTCGTAACTTTCCTCTATCTGACTGTGTATTGGCTGCTGGTGGAGAAATGGAAATTGATACGATCTACAGGATGTATAAACAAACTGCGAAGGATTTAGTAAGTCGGTATCCCCCTGAGTCTTTACCTGAAGATGTTCTTAAAAAGGGTATTGGGGAAAAGATGCTGGAAGAAGAAGACGTAGTTCACTTAGTTACACCATCATGGACTCTAAGAGAGTTTTTACCTGAAAAATGGGATAAACCATTTGTGTCAATAACCTATTTAAAAGATAAAAAGAAGGTAATACAAGTTGGTGCATATGATGAGATGCCGTATATCTGTGCAAGATGGGAGAGATCGGATCGGGAAATATATGGTAGAGGTCCAGCATGGGAAGTCCTACCTGATATGCGTTTATTGAATGAAGTTGAGAAAGTATATCTCAAGGGTGTTCAAAAAGCTATTTCTCCTCCAATGTTTGTACCAGATTCAGGGCTTCTTGATCCGTTGGATACAACACCAGATGCAATAAACTATTACAATGTTGGGATTGGTGGTAAGGATATGATCTTTCCTGCTCCTAATGCTGGAAAAGTGGAATATGCAATGGACCTAAGTGCAAAATTAACTGGTTCTATTAAAGAAGGATTCTTTTTAGATGTCCTGGAATTACCTGGTCCTACTGCACCTGATGGTGATGTTATGAGATTCTCTGCAACAGAAGTATCAGTTAGAATGAGACAAAGGATGCCTGTACTTGGTCCATTATTAGCCAGACAGGAAAATGAGTTTCTTGATCCATTGATACGTAGAACAGTTAAAATATTGATGCGATCAATGATGCTAGGTGAACCTCCTCCTGTTTTAGAAGAGATAGGATACAGAATAGAATATATTAATCCAATCTCTATATCATTACGAAGTGGTGAAGTAAATTCGATGGTACAGTTATTTGAAATGATAATGCCTTTAGCACAAATTGATCAAACAATACCAATGTATTTTGATACTCATAAAATATTACAAAATACTGCTGAAGTGTTACAAGTTCCTCCATCTAATTTACGTACCCAAGAACAAGTTGCAGAGATTATAAAGAAACAAGAAGAACAACAAGCATTACAACAAGAACAACAACAGGCACAATTAGCTTCACAAGTTGATGAACGACAAGCTAATGCCGAAGCAAAAAGAGCGCAAGCTAGAGCAGCATGAACTTCCCATTCTTAGAACGTAAACATGAAGATGAATTATTTAAAGAAGTGTTTAAAGGGGAAGCTGGAAAAGAGCTTATTGCACACATGTCTCATGTTTTTCATGTATTTAAAACTAATCAAACACCTGATCCTTACGTCTCCGCTTTCCAAGAAGGTCAGAGATCAGTTGTCATTAAAATAATGGAGATGTTACATCAAGACCTAGATGCGGTAAAGCGTAGACTAGAAACAATGGAACAACAACGTCTGAAAAGGAGACAATAATGGAGGAAATGGCAACAGAAACTACCCCTGAAGAACAGGTAGGACAAGTAGCTTCTGAAGGCACAAATGGAGTAGAGTCACATGAAGCATCTCATTTTGATAGGATGCAGTTTGATCCTACTTCATTACCTGATAACTTGAGGAATGAACCAAGTCTTCAGACATTTACGACTGTAGATAACTTAGCTAAATCCTATGTTAATGCAGTTAAGAAAATTGGTGGGAACCCTGACCATCTTGTACAAATACCACAAGAAGGAGAGTCAAAGGATAATTTCTACAATGCTTTAGGAAGACCAGAAACACCTGATGGTTACGATTTCGGAGAAGATGGAGGTCAATTAGATTTCTATCGGAAGGCTACACACGAAATTGGTCTATCTAATAGTCAAGCCAGAGAAATGCTTCAATTGTATGCTGCGGTGGAAGGTGAGCAAAATAAAGAATCACAAAAAGCCAATGCCGATTTTCATGTTAATAGTCAAATTGAACTCAAAAGAGAGTGGAATAAAGATTATGACAAGAAGATGGATTATGCACAAAGAGTATTTGGGCAA